AAAATTGCACCTGAAGTACCACCACCTCCAGGAGCTCCAGGTGAAGGAGTACCAGTATTACCACCGCTTCCTCTAGAACCTGCCATTAATGTACTAGTTGTACTATAAGTTACTGCTGCTGGTGCTGGTGCTGGAACTGGTGAATTAGTGGCATTACTAGACCCCATAATTCCAATTAATGTGTTATTTGTAATAGATATATCACCTGACTTTAAAGATGTTCCTGAAGATATGGTAGCAGAGCCATTTGTTCCTGCTACTCCCGCAGGAGCTCCTCCACCACCACCACCACCAGTGCATGATACAGCACTACCAAATGAAGATGTGCCACCTGATGTTCCATTACCTCCTGGAATAGCTCCGCCAATACCGCCAGTTCCTACTGTAATAGCTACTGGACTAGATACAGGAACATTAGTTACAAAAGCCATTCCCCCATAACCTCCAGCTGCAGTTCCACCTAGATTATTCGGAACAGCTCCTCCTCCGCCACCGCCACCGCCAATAACTACTACTCTTACTTGAGTGGCTGAAGAAGGTTTAGTCCATGTTCCTGGAGAAGTAAATAATTGAGTTTGTAATTGACCACCAGAAGCTGCTTGAAATGAAGGAAGTACACCAGGACCATTAGATGTTAATATTTGACCTGTAGTACCAGTACCAATATTTTGTAAAGCACCAGTGGTAGTTGTACCACCAGCTAATACACCATAAGCTGTAGTTGATGTAAGTCCTGTACCACCATTTGCTACCCCAACAGTGCCTGTTACGTTAGTTGCATTAGTAACTGAAGTACTTCCTATAGCTGTTGCTATTTGAGCACCAGTGGCTACAGTAGAGGCACTAGCCCCATTACCATATACAACACCAGTTAATGCTGTTAAAATAGGAGCGGCTGTAAATGTCTGAGCTGCTGCAAATGTATTAGTAGAGTCTAATTGAGAAAAGTTATTTAAGTCTGCTGCTGTAAGTCTTAATTGAACAGCATCACCAGTAACAAATGATAGACCTGTTGTACCATCTTGTGCTCTTACAATAGTAAATGTATCTGTAGATCTAGCTGTTACTTTAACAATTTCTATACCACCGCCTGATACTTGTTGTAGAGTACAGTAAAAATATTGTGAACCTGTAAGAGTTGGGAATAAAGCACCACTACCTGTAGAAACAGTAAGTGATGTTACAGAAGCATTTATACCACTAGCTAGTGTGGTTCCTGCATTATTGGTAAACTGATTAAGTGCCATAAATTATCCTATAGTTACTTTGTTGATTTGGAAGTTGTTAATTACTTTTGGACTAGTTTTATCTGGTCTAATTACATCTATTGATATTGATGCTTTTACTTTTACATAAGGATTTAAAGGTCCAAATGCAATAAGTGAATTATAAGTTATAGGTCTAAAGTTATCTGATGGTTCTGGACGACTCCAAGGTACTGTTTGATTATCAGCTACACCTCTTACAAAGTCTTGAGGTTGTCTTATTTCCCAGTCATCTTTACAACAGAATAACCCATCCCATCTTTGCTGTAGTTGAGAAGCTTTATACTCTCGTCCACAAACATCACATAGGGCTTTCCAATCACCCTTATCATACCTTGGTATATAAGCCATGATTAGACGTTAATAGGAGCTAATACAGGTAAATCACCAACTACAGTATAAATGTTACTAAGTGATGTAGTTATAGTCATTTGGATACTATAAGTAACTCCATCCAAACCACCTGATATTCTTTGAGTCACTTTAAAGCCAAGCCATGAAGGACTACCCACTAAAATAGAACTAGCATTAGGATCAGTACCTTCTTTAACAGCTACAGTGCAGGTAGCAGCTGTAATTGTTTCTGATGCTCCCATAACAGGAGTATAATCAAAGGTAAACTGTTCACTATCGTTGGTTATTTTGTATGAGAAAGAATTACTCATATATTTAAATCCTTGTCAATAAATAGGGTTCTAAACTTAACTAAGGTAGCAGTTCTTACTTTTTGTAAGGTTCCTACCATGGTAATAAATCGGGTTGCTGCTATAGATCTTAACTTAGGTACAGCATATATAACTTTATTAGCTGCATAATTGACAAAGGATACTACATTAGGTAGTAAACTTGATGTTATATTAGAAAGAATATTAACATACTTATTAATACTCTTACTTACTATTATAACAGAATTTACTGTTATTGTCAAGAACTTTTGCCATACTTTTGCTAATGAAACTGTAACTGTAGAAACTACACTTAAAACTTTAAAATAAAACTGAGCATAGGTTAGGGTAGCACTTATACTTAAAGATGTGTTTAAAAGCTTTCCTATAGCCTTTATGAGTCTAATTACATTACCTACAGATACTGATATTACTTTAGATAATAGTTTACTTACTGTAGTTGAAGTAATGACAGTAACTGCTAGAGTTCTAAGTCTTGCTACTTGAAGTGATACACTAATTACTTCTGTTTCTACTATGGTTATAAGTTTACTTAAAGCTTTACTTATTGTAGTAGTTGTACTAGTAGTAATAGTCTTAATAACACTAAGAGCTTTCTTAATAGAAACTGTTATAGTCACTAAAGTAGCTGTTAAAGGTTTACCTATTTTTCTAGATACTGATACAGTATTAGTTACAACTGATGCTACTAAGGTACGAAGATAATTAGCTTTCTCTAGTATGGTAGCTATCTCTGATTCTACAAGAGACATTATCTTACTTAAAGTTTTAATTATAGTAACAGTATTTGTTGAAGTTACTGTTATAATCTTAAATAAAGCTTTTATTATAGTAACGGTACTAACTAAGCTAGTTGTTAATATTTTACCTATAGATTTAACTATAGTTGCTGTAGTTGTACTTGTTACTACTAAGGTTATAAACCTACTTGTTCTTATAAGTAATGTTATAACTTCAGATACTACATCGGTTATAAATTTACCAATAGATTTTGTAACACTTACTATATTAGATACAGCAGTAGCTGTAATAGTCTTAATAATAGATTTTATTATAGATACACTATTAGCTACAGCAACACTTAATGTTACTAAAAACACCTTCATAGCTACTAAAGAAGTAGTAATTGAAGATGTAATAGTTTTTATTATTTTTAATGCTTTTACTATTGAAACTGTATTACTAATTGCAGTACTAGTTATAGTCCTAAGTAAAGACCTAGGACTATTTATAGTAACAGTATTACTTACAGCTGTACTTGTCTTTGTAACTCCTAATGCTTTGTTAATAGAAGTTACAGTAGAAACAATATTAGCTGTAATTGTTTTTAGAAGATTATTACCACCATTAATTTCTTCTACATTAAGGGGGTTTTGATTAAGAGCCAAGTTGACCCCCTATATATTAACTAAATTGTACTTTAAATGTAAATTGAATAGAGTCACCAGTATTTAAAGCTAAACCAGTGAAGTCACCTTTTACAAATAAGTTACCAGATGTTGAAGCATCAAATACCCCAGCATTGGTAATTGTTTCACCAACACCAGCTGTCATTGTACCTACAATTTGAACTGTATCGTTTGTAATAGATGTTGTTACTTGAGTAGCTGTACCAGTTGTTCTTGGTGTTACTTCTGTAAATAATGTTGTGTCAGTAGCACTAGTTGTACCAGCACCTGTACCCCAAGCAACATATTGAGGAGTAGTACCGCTACCAATAATTCTATTAGTAACAATAGCATGTCCTGAGTTTGTTAAGAGTGTAGCCATTTTTTAATTCTCCAAATAAGTCTTTTAATAAGATTAGAACTCCAATAGTCAATAGTCCCAAGTTCTACAACAGTACCATCAGCCCGTACAATACGAGCTGACAGTTCTGCTTGTTTTACATTAGTACCGACTTCCATTAAGGAGTCCATCCTTTTGTTAGTTCTAAAATAACTGAAAACGAATATCCTGATGAAGTCCAAGTTCCTGATTCAGTACTTGTTGACCAGTTGATTTTACCTGTCCAACCTGTATTCTTAGGATTTTGTAATCCACCAATATGTCTATAATCAGCTTTGCCTCGTCCAGCCAATTGTTCAATAACTGTAGTACCTGAGCTATCATCCCAGATTAAATTAACCACAATACCATCTTCAATATTGTGGATAATCTTGTCTATACGATACCAACCAGCTTTTAAATAGTTAGATCCTGTTGGATCAACTGATGAACGAGCTGCTGGGTCTACTAAAGTTGCGGAAGTAAAATCGGCTGTATTCGCATTACCAGTTAGTTTCAAGATAGTCGTTGCAGGACCATCTGAAATAATCTGTATGTTTGGTGTTGGATTAGCCATTTATATTTCCCCTATTATCGTGAAAGTTCTTGAGCAACTAAAACGAAGTCCGCTGTTAAAGTATCAGTAGCTGTTGGAGTAATTTGGAACACTGGGCTTAATAAAGCATTAGTTAATGTAGTGCTTGATGATCCAATAGTAGGAGCAGTAACACGAGCTACGTTAACATTGTTAGTAAACACTTTAATATCTGTACCATCAAAGTATAAACCTAAGTCAACCCATGTAGCTGCTGCAGCTGTTGCTACACCAGTTACTAAAGTTGTAGCTGTAGAACCTACTGTTGATACTAAGTTGATTGATGTTGAAGATGCTGCTTTAGAAAACCATAAACCGTCAGTAGCTGCTGAACCATTTTGTAAACCTACATAAAATGATACGTTACCAGCTACTGCTGATGTTTGGATTCTTGTTGAATACCATGCTCTGTTACCAGCTTGGAATTGGAAGAATGTACCGTTCTTGTAAGCAGATGATGCTGTTGTAGTACCACCTGGTGTTAATACTGCTGCACCACCAACTACTGAGTTAGATAATGCAAATGTTGATGATGAACCAGTTACAGTGTAATCTGTACCGATAAGTGTGTTAAAATCGTTAGTGTAAACTGAGCTACCTAAGTTTTGTGTACTTCCAGTGTGAAACGGATCTGGAAATGGAAATGAGTGAAGTGTCTCGCCAGAATAAGCTGTAGATACTCCACTTAGAAGTCTTGATGGTGCTGACATATAATTCTCCTTTGACGTTGCTTAGCAACGCTTAATTAAAAGCGTCATTAGAGCGTTAATAAATTTAGTTCTTAAATCCCTTTTTAGGGACAGTTGTATCAGGGCGTTTGCCCTTTTCTCTTTCGTGTTCAAAACCCATTTGAGTCTCCTAATAAGAGCTGGGGAGGGACTTTATCCCCTCCCACCACTCAGTGACGTCCCGATTAAGGACCGTTAACACCCCAGATTGCTCTAGGATCAGACCAACCGAAAGAATATCTTTCGTAGCCTTTAGCCTTAGCATTCATTGTGTCAAAGTCATTGTCTTGGTCAAATTGCATACCAACACGTTCATAGTACTTCATACCTGTTTTACCAGGAATTGTGTTACGGATGAACCATGCGTTTGGTGATGTTAAGTAATGATTAACTTTGAAACCACCTGGTAAGTAGTTACCAGATTTAATCACGTTAATATCATTGTTAGCATTACCAGTTTGGTATGAAGAATGCAATACACGTTGTGCATTGAATACTTGTTGACGTGGGATAATCAATGTCTTAGGCATAATGTTGATTAGTAAACCACGGTCATTTTGTAAACCCATGATTGCAATGATAGCATCTTCTAAAGCTGCTTCAGAGAAATCTACATCAACTGTTGGACGGTTAGCCCATGTACCACCTGATGTATTTGGGTGTGCTGTGTTTGCTAATGATACAGCATCGCCACCAGCGTATGTATTGCTGAATGCTCTGTTGTATACGTTAGCTGCTACGTTTTCTTTCGTTTGACGGAAAGACATAGCTAAAGCTGCAGCACGTTTACGAGATACTTGCTCATATAAGTTATCATCTAACTCTTCTTTAGTTACAATGTAACCAAGAGCATAAGCAACGTGTGTGTAACGTGTTGTGAAGCCTTGAACTTCTGAATCATAGATAACACCACTACCTTCAGGTTTTTGTGGAGCTAAACCGAAGCCAGTAAGTTGTACATCTTCTTCATAGTTTTGTGTTGAAGTTTCGCTATCGAAAAGATCAGTATATTCTACTGGATGTTCATCGTAAACTTGACCCCACCATTGTTTGATCCCTGGCCAAAGAGCCTTAGGATGTGATGCTGTGGTAATTAAACCCGCCATTTTAGATCTCCTTAGTTATTAAACACCAGTACGGCCAGTTGCTTGACCGATATAGGCATGAACATTCCAACGAACTACTAATTCACAATAAGCACCTAACGCATTATCAGGACGTGAATTGATACCCACGATTTGTAATGGTAAGCTGTTTGTTGTTGCTGGACCAGTTGCTACTGTATTTGAGAATGGAGCACCATTTCCTAAAGTAGTTTGGTTAGCTGTGATAGTTACGTTACAGTTGTTGTTTAAGTTAGATGCAGCCCAAACAGTTGAATCACCTTGAACAGTGAAGTATGTCATTGGATCTGTAACAACGAAAACATAATGTGTACCTGCGTTCAATGGAAGGTAAGTTTTCTCTAATGAGAGTGAATTACCAACTAATGAAGCACCAGGATCAGCAACACGAATACCAACAATAACACCTACTGGTAAGTTATTAGCTGCTACTGTGCCTGACCATTTAGTAACATAAGGAACGCCATTAGCGTCACCACCTGCTGCTGCTGCAACGATATCACCAATAGCATAAGTGTTTGAAGCGTCACTCGCAACTGCGAATAACGTAGCACCTTGGCTGTATGGTGAACCGTCAGTGTTTTGTACTGGGCTTAGGCCCTTAGGACGATTGATGTTCGCCATTTAAAAACTCCTTTGGTTATTGATTTAAGTTTTATAATTGATGCCTTCACGAGGAGCATAGAAGCCCTCTGAAGAAGTGCCTTCTTTGGTATTTCTACCTTTACGAATAGCTTCATCAATTAAATTGTTTTTAGCTTGTAGGGCTGCTTGATCTTCATCATACCACTCTTGTTTAATTTTCATTAAATAGCAATATAAAGGACCACCATCGGCAGTTCTACCTACTAACCATCTTACCTTATCTCCTAGATCTGTGTTACGAGAAACTACATTCTCTTTAACACCGCCAACTTCCTCTGGTGAAACGAACTCATAACCTCCATCAAGAGCATCTTGTACTCTACCATTT